GGTAACACAAGGAGCCTCTAGTTCCTTATCCATCTTTGCATAGAAGCATGTGTTACATTTATTCACTGCCATTGTACTTCCTTTCTAAATATTCAATAGACAACAGCATCTCATCGAAGCCGCCATCTTTAACATCATTCAGAACAACCAAACCTCGCCAATGCTTGTTACTCAGTTGGTCCATATAATCCTCATCGTGCATATAGTAACTACCAGCAATGATAGCACATATTGGTTTACCATCAGCACGTTTACCATAAGCGATCTGCTTTCCCTGTTGATGACCTGCAACACAAGACATATGTAACTTACTGATAATAGCAGCAGCACTACCGGCAGGTCGCCCCATCGCTCCCACAGGCCAGTAATGATTAAAGCCAACACCATTGATAAAGACGGGATGGAGAAAAGTATGAACTTCCCAATCTTTAAGGTTAAGGTGGTCATATGTCATCAGTCCTTCTAACATTGGATTATTCTGGACAGCTCTTGTTAACCGATGGCAGTGGTTCCCTTTCAAGAACACCATCCTTGGTTTATAGACCTTATGCTTTGAGTCCTTCTGAGACTTCTGCAAGTCCTTTAAAGGAGCCAACAATATATCCATCCCCTTATTGCCTGCTGCGACATCGGCGAGGTAGCGTTTACCTTCAAAGTATTTGCTCCCTGCTTTGTCGTGGCTACTTAGGCTTGGAAAATCCCAATGATCTCCCAGATGAACCACCACATCAGGACGGTAATCGCAAATAGCTTTACCGGCCCATGTGAGGTGATCAAGAGGAACATCAGGCTTACATTGTGTGTCAGGAATACACAGAATTTTTAAAGGCTTGTTCATGTTTACCAAGTACCAAAGCGAGAGTGATTATCTTCCTCTTCTTCATCATTGAAATACTCACCTGTCCAAGGATCAATGTAATCGTGAATCTTATCTAATTCCTTTTTATAGCTAGGTTCCTTCAAACGAATGTTAGATTGAATCTCGTATTTAAACACAGCTTCCAAGAACTTTACATAATCATTCAAAGCCTCCATCCATGTAGGTCCGGGACTTTCGATTGTTGTATTGTATACTTTACCATCGCAATCTGTATACTTAAAAGCATAACCTGTGTGGTCTTTATATTCATCATCGTAGTTCATCGTTCATCTCCTGATCCGGTTAAAGTGTTATTAGCTTGGCGTTCTGCCAGCTTACGTAAATTCTGACTTGCAACATCTGCGAGACTCCAGCCCATCACAGTGGATAAGCCTGCAATCTGCCACAGTACATCACCAACTTCCTTCTTCATTCCTACCTCGTCCAAGACACCATCTCGAATCCACTTAGCATACTTACCAGCCACTTCACCTGCTTCAGAGGTAAGGTTAGTAATCATGTATGCAGGGTTCTTAGCCGATGCCAGTGCCGTCTTAAACGCTAGGTCTTGATACTCTTCAAGTGTCATTTATTGCCTCCAATATTGTTGGAAAGTGTTTACCAATCTCTAACTTACAAAGTTCAGCTACTTCACGGTGCTCTTTCTGAGTGGCTACATCACATCGAATGTCAATGTAGTGTAACCAGCTACGCAAAGTACCGTTCATGTACATTCTACTCATTGTCAACCCTTCTGGCAACAACTTTCGTGCAACTTCTTTAGCAACTCCCTTCTTGAGGGCAGATTCATACATGAACTTAGCATCATTCAAGACTCTATTCTGTGCTCCCTCCCACCAGTAGGCAAGATGAAGGTTATCAGTTTCGAGACTGTTCTGCCTATTCTTAACATCCTGCAAACGTATCTGCGACAGTTCATAATTCCCCACAACAGCGTATCGCTGAGAGAACTCCTGAAAGCTGAAGCTACGGTGTCGCAGAATCTGTCGTGCAATGTCGCGCGTTGTCTCAATCTCCATGCAGATGTTAACCATCTCCAGAGGACTCCAGTGCTTATGCTTGATCAGATACTTGATAAGTTTAGGTGCTGTTTCCTTGTTGTCCTGATTCTCCGGTGCGGACACCCGAGCCATGTAAGCCACTAAGTCTTCACCTTCTGGTGTTGCCCACACTGTCTTAACTGATGACATCTTCACCCTCCACTTTCAGTAGATCACCTTCACGAATACCTGCTTTAAGGGCTTCTAGTATACCGTGTCGTAGAAGAGATTCTGCTTCTTCCTTTGTTAAATCAAAGGAGTAACTTGCACCTCCGTCTTCATTGTCTCTAATAAACTCAACATTCATGTGCATTCACTCCGTTCATTGATCCACTCCTCAGGTATAGTCTTATCAGCGAACATGTATCCGTGTTTCCGACACCACATAGCATACGTAGTTTTAGACGCTTTGCTGATTCTGGCATTAGAGTTACTAAATACAAACCTAATATCTAACTCTGGATTATGTTTCTTAACCAAGATATGCTTCATACGATCAGCTAAAAGGAATCTCCCTTTAGTCTCCACGATGATACCATTGGAAAGTACAAAGTCGGGTGTGTAGATATGTTCAGAAGCAGGTCGAATGTACTTCAACTTCAGCTTCTCATACGTATACTGCACACCTAACTGATCCAGTTGTTCCGCTACTCTTTCTTCGAGTCCACTACGGAAGCCCGCTTTTAACCCTACTTGCTCAACTGTTAACGATTTCTTCTTCAAACCGTGTGCTCCCTTCATGGTTGTGTGCTTTATGATGTCTCCACATATTAGCTGAACGACAGACAAAACTGCACGTGTTACAGCGACTCTTAATCTTTGCCGCTGCTTTTCCGCCTAACTTACCTGCCTTACTTTGATGTTCGGGATTATTAGCAACCGCTTTCTTTAGAGCAGCAGGCCCACCCACGATACCTCCTGCCTTTCCCGCACGGCTTGCTAAATCCGTATCTTGTTGAAAGGATGTTTTTACAGTCCCTTCAGCAATCATTCGCTTACGGATAGCTACTCCCTTTTTAGAAGCTGCCTGCAACAACAAAGCAGTATCCCACTTCCATCCCATCAAAGCAGAGTAAGCTAAGAAGTCTCCAAAATCGCCAGTCTCTAACCAACGCAAGAAGTGTTTATCAGCGTGTTCGTGAGGAAGTAGATATTCCTCATTCCACGGATGGTTAGCGCCTCCTGCATGGAACGGAACTATATGATGTCGGTGGTATCCTTTTCTGAGAGGTGTTGTATACTTCTTAGTTGCAACTTGTTTGGCACTTGCCATATCTGCCCTTCATAACGTCTTAGCCACAGGAGCTGTCCTTGTTCAGTAAAATACTCCAACGTATGCCCCAGTTCTTGATACTTCTTCCACGCTGCTTCCAACAGTTCTTCTTCAGTCTTCGCGTTCTCAAGAGCTTTTGCAGCCTTCTTAGGGCCAATGCCTGCCAAGCATGGGATATTGTCAATCCTATCTCCAGTGAGAAGTTGCGTTGCAAACGACTTATACGCTGTGCACTCATCGACATAGTATCTCTCATCTCGAACAGGGTTGTAGTGCCATCCTTGAAGCTGATCCAAGTCCTTATCCACATGAACAATCCAGCACTTATCTAAGAGCTTTGTGGAGTCAATGGCTACGGTATCATCAGCTTCTTCACCAACTGTAATGATAGCACCGTGACGCTTGACTAGATGCTCCCGCAGGGCTTCGTAGTGCTTAGGTCTAAGTACATCCTTACGGTTGCCTTTGTATGGCACTGTCTTTGCAATGTCATAGCGGTAGTTAGACTTACCTGTAATCCAAGCTAGATAATGATCAGCCTTGAGATTAATGTAGATAAAGTCTTCCAACCACTCTGTAAGCCTTGCCTTAGCAATACCAACTGGTTCATCTTCCGTACTGAAACCAATACGGTAGACTAAGAAGTCAGCATCGACTAAGGCAATCTTAGGTTCTTCAGGCTTAGAGGACGTAAGCGTCATCTTCTTCGTCAACACTGTCAGCACCACTATACACGACCAACTCGGTCACGATAAGTTTGCTGATAGAAGGAGCAAGGCCGTGCATTGAGGACATAGGGTGCTTGTAAGAACTTACCAGTGCTGTTACCTTTGTGCCGTTACCAATCTTGGAGATGTCTACGGGATTACCTTCGGTATCAATAGGAGTAAAGATAAACTTAGATTTACCAACGATGTGGTTTCCCATTGTATCCTTATTCTTAACCTTGATACCAAGTCCTGTCAACGCAGTTGCTGCATTATCTGACAACATACCAAGAGTGCACTCATACTTGGTGTTAGTAGGGGTGAACTTAGTATTGAATTCCTTCATCCAGTTAGACCAGAAGAGTTGACCAGAGACTTTAACAGGTTTAGTATTGTCCATTTGAATTTTCCTTTAAATGTTATGCTTGTCTTTCCAAGCTGTCATGTTCGCTATTCGCGAACAACGAATGGTACGAGTGGAGGGATTTGAACCCTCAATCCTTTCGGCGGCAGATTTTAAGTCTGCTGTGTATACCAGTTCCACCACACTCGTTTATCTCTTACCCTCTATTGTACACGCACTTTAAGTGTTGTCAACAAATTAATGTGTGTGTCTCCAATTATTTCCAATCTTATACTGTCCATCAAGAGGGCATCTAAGCTTAAAGTGTTCACCTGCTTCCACAATGCTTTGTTTAGCAGCTTTACCTGCTTCTTCAGCAATTTCTTTAGGACACTCAAACTGAATCTCATCATGGACATTTACTACGAGCTTAACATTCCATTTGTTAGCAATGACCTTGTCGTCAAACAAGACCAAAGCCTTCTTCATCACGATTGCCCCTGCACCTTGTAGTAACGTATTGAGAGCGGCATGCTCGGATCGAACCCAAATGCGCCTCCCATCAAGTCCTGAGAGATACCCTTTTGAGGCAAGCCCTTTGACTTTGTCGATGAGCTTTGCGAGGGCTGGTGTTTGTCCGAGGAAGTTTTCCTTGAGCTTCGCACCAGCTTTAGCATTGCCACCAACGATGCTTCCAATCTTTGCATCTCCGGCCCCATAGAGAAAGGCGTAGATGAATGTCTTGGCATTATCTCTGGTAGATAGTCCAGCAGCTCGTTGGTTGACTGTATGTACGTCTGTACCATCTTTGCTACTTCCTTCTGTAACTGTTCTGACATAACCTTGATCCTTCATATAGTGAGCCAACATACGAAGCTCCAACCCTGAAGCATCGCAACCTACCAACACGTTACCATCCTCTACCGTCCAGCATTCCCTACATTCAGGTCCATAAATGGAGCTACTGTTTGGAATCTGCGCCATATTAGGGCTGCTGTGGGTCATACGACCTGTAACAGCACCGTTAGTGATCACCTTACCGTGTACTCTACCATCTTTCCCAACTGCAAGCAACCACGATTCAATCTGTGCTACTCGCTTACTAAGCATCAGGTACTCAGCAATGATCTGAGCTTCTGGTATCTTAACATTAGCAAGCACACCTTCATCAACAATCGGATGACCTGTCGGTGTGAACAACTTAGGTTTCCATCCAAGTTCCTTTAGCTTCTCTCCAATCTGCTGTCTGCTTCCCGGATTGAAAGTAACCACGCTGTCCTTGAGTCTCTTTCCCGTCTTGTCAGAGATTCGTTCAAGGGTAAAGGGAGGCCATCTCTCTTGCATTCTATCATATATTCCTGCCATTTTTGACTTGATGTCAGTAAGTAGGCAGGTTGCGTAGATTTGATCAAGTTTAAACCCATTCCTTTCTTGTTTGGCTATGATAGCGGCAACACTGTGTTCAAGTTCTATCGACTCCAGACTAAACTCTTTCTCATTCGTCTCAGTAACAAGCCTAAGATACAACTTAGCAGTAACCTCAACGTCCCTAACGCAGTAATGATCAAGAAGGCTGTCAATAGGGTTGTCAAAGCATTCATTCTTGTATTCCTCTGGTCTGTCCATCATCCACTGCCACACTGCCTTGTAGTCAATCTTGTGGAACCCTAACGTGTTTCCCCAAGCTTCGAGGGTGTGTCCTTTCTCGCGGCTCGGGTCGAGAAGCCTGCTTACTATCAATGTATCGTACACTTGATTCAAACGAATCTTCGTCTTCCATAAGCTGTTGAGGAGTCTGAAATCGAATCCTATTCCATTTTGGGCTATCAAGAGAGTAGCCTTGCTTAGATAGCTTGCTAGGCCATTTGGATGTTTCCATAACTTTACTTCTCCAGTTTCGATTTCTTTAGTTACAACAACATGAATCTTATCATGTGCTAGGTTTGTCTCGATGTCTAGGACGATTCGCATAGAGTTCTTCTTCAGGGTCTAAAGGAGATAGATAGTCACAGCCATCCATCTTGCGTGGTGATTCTGAAAAGTATGATTGACGATACTGTGAAGGCTTTGCTTGTGCTCGGTAGCACCGATCAAAGTCAGGACAGGAGTAGTCGTTACACATTGCAATATCTGGCATGTTTTTCCTTTGCTTAACAGGTCTAGTCATTTAATGTTCAACCACAAACCAATCTGTGCAAAGGCATAACCTGTCCAGATCATACCGTTACTCATCTCACCCTTCGTCCATTGTAGCACACCTACAACGAGATACCCCACTCCTGTTGCTCCTACGATGATGTGTTCCAACGAAGTGTACATAGTCATTTCTTTTCCTTCTTACCAAATATCTCATCCCAATTATCCCTAAACTTCTGAGGGTCAGGGATGGGCCTCGGTGCTGATCCTTTGCCAGCTTCGCGTCCACCGTTCCCCTGACTCATAGTGCTTCCTCCTCAACCTCAACCATTCTACCAGTATGTCCATTGTACTGCAACTTACACGCTGGTCCGGTTTCCCCGTTATATCTGTTCTTAGCCACTGCAATCTTCGTCAGGTGTCGCTCATTCTCATTCTCAGCCATGCTATTCCTTTCCAATGTAATCACCGCATCGCTCAGTTGAGCAATAGCACCAGAGCCTCGCAACTGTGACAATGACACACTACCTCCATCCTCATGTCCTTGGTTGCCTGTGGGACGTTTAAGGTGGCTCACACATATCAGAGTGATGTTCAGCTCTTGCACCAGTGTGCGTAGCTTCGTCATCATATTGTCAATGGCTTTACGCTCATCGCCAAGGTCTTGACCAGATACAACAATGCTAATGTGATCGAGGAACACGACACGACAATCACAGGCTTTAGCCATGTATCTGATTCGATTGCTAATGTTATCGACATCACTGCTACCAAAATGATCGAATAGGTAAATGCGATTACTGCCCAAAGTTGCATCAAAAGCCTCCTTCAATTCCTGTTCAGTGGTCGGTGTATCAGGCAAGTGTAACAGTTTGTTAGCATGAAGGCTCATAATGCTCCTTGCTGTCTTACGTGTTGATTCTTCCAAGAATAACCCACCGATGTTCCAACTGGTAGTCTTCAGCAGGTTGAACAGAATCTCCCGTAGGAATTGACTCTTACCCAACCCACTACCGGCAGTGACCGTGATCAACTCTGCTGGCCTGATGCCATACAAGAGCTTATTCAAGCCCTTCCAAGGGTACTGTGCCTCTGCCACCGGCTCTGGCTTGGAGATTTCCTCCCAGAGATCAGCAGCATTCACGATACCATCAGGCACATAAGGTGTTGCCCTCCACCACTCGTTCACAAAGTCCTTGGTAGCACCGGCAATCAGGTAGTCACAAGCATCCTTGTAACCACTCTTATGCTGGACAATCTTAGCCTTGTTACCGAACAGTTCTGCCACTTCCTTAGCTGCCTTCTTACCCGGCTCGTCAGAGTCAAAGCATACCACCACCGAGTCAAAGCTGTTAAGCCACTCATAGTTGGCTTTGCAGTCCTTTAACGCTGCCTGAGCGCCATTCCTGATGCTCACTGTAGGGTAGAGGCTCCCTTGCATTTGGAAAGCTGCAAGAGCGTCAAGCTCTCCTTCTGTGATGGTGACAGCCTTGCCTCCTTCGTGAAAGAGAGACTGACCAAATAGTGTTGCTCTAGTGAATTCTCCGGCAATGGAGAATGTCTTTGTAGGAATATAGCGTTTCTTAACAGCCGTTCTAATTCCTCCTCCGTCAGTGTAAGGATAATACTGTGAGTCTCCATCTGTTGTTACTCCATACTTCTCGCATGTTGCCTGAGTGATACCACGATCAGGGATTGGTTTGATAAGTCCGGGTGTGCTGATATTCATTATAGTGACGGTCTTCCGTGCCATATTGTGTCGTGTAACGTGTCGCTCTTCTGATTCATGTTCATGCTCTGTAGTGTTACAGGCAAAGCAGTGTGTGTGCCCATCGTCATAGAGACTGTTTGCGTCAGTGCTTCCACAGTGCTCACAGGCTATGTGACGTAAGAATTTGCTAGCCACAGTTCTTCTCCTTGAGTTTGGCTTCTGTTCGATAGCAGCAATCACGCAGCAACTCGTCAATGAAACCAAATTCCGCTTCTATCTCTTCATCCGTCAGCCCAACCCACCCCCTCTTGACTACTCGCGGGGCCATGTTTAAATCCCTGCCAAGCACCCATGTCACGCAATCATTGCCAGCACCATTCTTGCGAGTCAACAAGGTGGGGTGATGTTTGATCCTCCCATCCTTCCACAGGTCAGTGAACCGCCTCCGGATGGTGTTTATTAAACCTCCATGTTTAAACACAAACTCATCGGGTGTTATGCCGGGTTCACCCACCTCCTCTAGCTCCTCTAAGATGCGGGATTTTATGGAACCCACTCGGAAAGATGCCTTGCTAAACGCTGCTTCCTCTGTTGGAAGCCCATTACTGTGAATGTGAGTTTTAAAATCATCCATTGTTCTTCCTTAGAATTTCCATCATTAGCTGTCTGCAATCATTCCAACCAGCCTTATATTCAGGTGTCTCATGGTCGTGTGCTGTTAAGGCGTCTGGAATTGCTGCTGTCTGAGCTGCCCGTGCGT